CGTCGCCACAGGACGAACGGCAGCGGCGTCTCAGGCGTAGACATCAGCGGGTAGATCCTGGTGCCGACCAAACCCGACACCGTGGCATTGGCAACCAGGGCGGCACGCAGGACTGCTTCGGGGGCCTTGAGCGGCACGGTGGGCCTCAGAACGGGGTTGCGGGGCCTGTCGACTTGCGGGGGAACTTGTCGGCGATGTCTTTCAGGGCGTTGTTCAGGGCCAGTGTCATGTTGATAGGCATCTGGGCCCGCATCTCTGGCAGCGACTGCTGGTAGGCCGTCTTGACGGGCGGCTGGCCGAGCTTGCCGCCAATCGGCATCGAGCCGAGGTACACGCCCTGGCCGCGAGGGGCTCGCTTGAAGAACGCCTTGGGATAGCTTGGGTTGGTCTGTACTCGCACCAGCCCCTTGAACTTTCCGCGGGTGGCAATCGGCTTGATCTTGAACGGGCCAAACTTGTTGAACGACGAGGCAATCGGGCCCTTGGTGCGGCGATCCTTGGTGCCGAACTCGAGGAACCCCATGTGGTAGCCGAGGTTTCGGCCTTTCCGCACGGTGCCCTTGCTTGCGTAGGCAGAGGTCTTGCCGCCAGAGGCTGCAATGAAGCCCACAAGGCCAACAGCGTTGCCCTGCTTGTACGTCTTCACCTTGGAGGTGATCGCCCGCCTGAGGTTGCCTGTGGTCCCCTTGGGCGTGGTCTTCCGCAAGGCCGACAGTCCCGGCTTCAACGACTTGCGGATTGCCGAGCCCATGTACTTCCGGGCGAGGCTCGGCCGCAGGTCTTTGAAAGCTGCCTTGAGCCGCTCGAGCTCAGGGAAACGGACCTCCATGGAAACGTTTGGCTTAGCCATCACGGTTCTCCTGGCAGATGGCTTCGTGTTCGCTGCGGTTGCCGTGCTCGAGCAGCGAGACGATCTCCAGCGTGCGGCCACGCCAAGTGAACCGCATGTTCTGGTCAAGGCCCGGCAGGAACCGCAGACGGACCTTGTGGGTCAGGGTCACGTCAGACTGGCCGGCAGCGAGGGCCTCGCGGGCCGACACGCCCTCGACGCTCGCCCACACCGACGAGCTGCTGGCCCACGTCAGGACGGTCTCGCCCAGCGTGTTGGTGGCACCGGAGGCCACCTGCACGGTCACGCGCTCGCGGAGACGGCCGGGATCGATCATCGGTAGTCGCCCCACTTGATCGAGTCGAGCATCGACGACACGCCGAACGGCACAGCGTTGGACGCGATCTGGTCGGCCGCCAGGCGGCGCTCGTACCAGTAGGCAACGAGCATGAGGATTGCCGACCGAACGACCTTGGGCACCTTCGTGCCGTCTTCGCCGTATCCGCCCCACCACGTCACCGAGATGCTGTTGCGGTCGAGCAGGTGCGAGGGCCACGTGCCTGCGTAGACCGTGCGGATCACGCCCGGCTCGGCGGTGCGGTCCACCCGGTACTGCGAGGTGGAGAGCGTCGCGGTGCCGCCGGTCTCCATGGCGTAGGTGATTGTCGTCGCCGTGTTGCCAGAAGCCACCGCCACCGGTGGCCGAGGAAGTTCAATTTCCCAAGGGAAGGTGTCAAAGGTCATCGTCCACTGGGTGTGAATGAAGGTCCGCTGGGTGTAGTTCTCGCACCACTCGCGGGCGGCAGTGATCAATGCCACGATGTGGTCGTCGTCAGACTCGGTGTCGACGCGCAAGTGCGTCTTGGCGTCAGCCAGGCTGACGGGCTCGACGACCGGCTGGGCGGCTCTGGTCAGGCTTCTGTATCTCACCGCGTCCTCCTGCGTCGAAGAGTCTTGTCGGCCGTCTCGACCACTCGCTCGATGGCTGCCGTCTCGATTGGCTGGGGCTCGCCGGCTGGCTCGGCAGCAGGCTCGGCCACGCCGCGGCGGATCCAGGCGTCTGCCACGCCACCGCCCACCGTGACGAGCTGGCCGCGAACGTACTGCTGAAAACCCTTGATGATTCGCACCGTGGCCATCACGCCCTCCAGATGTTGTCGGGCTTGATGCCCTTGCCGCAGAACTCGGTCGTGTACTGGTAGACCGGCTGCGAGAGATCCTTGCCGGGGTAGGTGATCACGTATTCCCCGTGGCCGATCACCACGCGAGGGCTGACGTAGCACCGGTTGCCGCTCGCCTTCCATTGCTTCCAGAAAAAGATGTCGTCATCGACGCGGCCGTCGTTCCAGCTGCCGTTCGGGTCTGGCGTCGACCAGAACCACGGCTTCAGGCATCGCTTCAGGGCTCGCGTGGAAATCACCGTGCAGCCGAAGTGTGCCGCGTCAACCTGCTGCACAGGCTCGGCAAACCAATCTCGCGGCACGTGGTTGGTGCCGTCTGCGGGCGGATCGTCCAGCGTCCCCAACATCGTGAACATCGGCCGACCGTCTTCGCGCTTTGTCTGGATTGGAGCGAGTGCGTCGCACCCAAACGTCATGGCCAGGGCGAAGAGGTGCTCGATGTCTTCCTTGAGCACGAACGAGTCGTAGTCGAGCGTCAGAATGTATTCGTAGTCGTCGAGCACCTGTTCGAAGATGCGCGTGTTGACCTGCGACCAAAACGCCCCGGTGCCCATCGTCGGCTCGATACCGAGGGGCATCAGTGCCTTCCACCAGCCGAAGTGGTTGCTGGTGAACGACAGCCGCGGCATCGACAGCACGGCATGCACGCGGATGTCGACCGATGTACCGCCGACCTTGATAAGCATCGTGCCTCCGTAAACGCGAAACGGGCGACGGGGGCTACCCGCCGCCCGCTTGGGCGTAACATTGGCAAGAGCGTCAAGCTCAGCCGACGATGGCGACCGCGGCACCCTTTTCGGTGGCCGTGTCGGGGCCGTCTTCGGGCTTGCCGAGGCGTGCGACCGAGTAGACAGAGCCGGTGGCGTTGCCGGTGGCCTGCACCCGCAGGTAGCGCCGCTTGCCGCGGAGATCGACATCGAACCGCACGACGGTGTCGGCGGTCGTGTTGGCCGGCGTCGGAATCGTGAACGACGTGCCGCCCACGTAGCCGGACAGGTCGGCGTAGCTCGAGGTGCTGTCTCCGTGCTGGAGCTTGAGCACCAGGGCCACCGCCGAGTTGGTGCCGGCCGCGGCGACCTTTTCGAACGCCACGTCGATACTCGCCACCTTGAAACCGAGCGTGTCGATTTCCATGGAGTGCGTGGCCGACGTGGTGATGTCGTCCGACAGGCTCGCAACCGTCTTGGTGTTTTCGAGGCGATTCATGACAGGGTCTCCGTCAGGTCGTGTCAGGGAGGTTAAGCGACGCCGTCAGACGATCAGGCACCCTTGATCGCAACGATTGGCCCGGCGACGGACGAATCGCCGACCGAGTGCCACACCATCGTGCCGCGGGCGACACCGGTGAACAGCGTCTGGTCGAACTCGACGTAGCGCTCCGTGCTGACACGGGTGGCGAACTGGCTGCGGAGCCCGAACATCCCCGCGAGATCCGGCCGACCGAAGTAGGCGATAATCTCGTTGGTGAAGTCGGTGTCGGTGCCGTGGGTCTGGTCGGTGATTTCGACCGGGAAGCCGGCGAACTGGAGGCCCGTGCCGCTTTCGACGGAGACGCGGCCACCAGCGGCCATGTCGAGCCGCTGCATGGCGAGAGCGAAACCGACGCTGGAGATGTACCACCGAGCCCCATTGAGTGCGTATCTCGGCAACTTGCCGAGGGCACCGAGGAAGTCGGCGGCGACGAGCTCCTCCCACGTATCCCGGCCCGCGCCGGTCGTGTGGACGGAGGCCGAGCCGATCTTGTTCTTGAGGCCGTAGACCCCGCCGTAGGTGCTGGTGCCGTCGCCGGCCACCGCAGCGGCCTCGAGCTTGCCGGAGATCGCCGTGGCGAACTCCTCGGTGATGAAATCGCCCAAGGCGATTGCCGAGTCGGCCAGCACTTCGTTGGAAACCTTGGTTCCAACGGTCAGCTTGCTCGCGACGAGCTGCACCTGGTTCACCGCCGGGTCGCTCGTGCTGATTTCGGAGTTTTCGCCGGTCCAGTTGGCCGTGACACCCGAGACTCGCTTCGGGAAAATCACGGTGTCCGAGCCCATCGGCACCTGCTGCATGCCGCTCGCCCAGACCGAGTAGACGTCGACCAGGCGGATGAGGTTGGCCACCATGACGTCGGGGACGAGCGCACCGCCGGCAGCGTTGCTTGACTCGGACATGGTCCGAACCTCGACGCCGTGGTCATCGCACCACTGGCGAGCGTGGGCGTCGTTGCAGTACGCGGCCTTGATCCACTGGCCGACCGTGTGGGCCTCTTCCTGGCTCTTGAACGCCCGGAGCTTGCCGCGGAACGGCACGGCCTCGATGCGGGCCCGCTCGGTCTTGGGAGCGGAGGGAGCCGGGGTGCAGCGATCAACCACGCTGCGGAGGTTCTTCTGCGACTCGGCGACGGCCTGTTCGAAGCTGAGCTTCTTGGTCACGTCGTCGGCCCGACGCATGAGCCCCTCGAGCTCGAGGTCGCGGGCCGCAACCGCGTCGGCATCGGCGCACTCCATGGCACGCACAGCCTCGATCCGGTTGCTGGTCTCAGCGGCCTCGTCGGTCAGCTTCTTGATGGCGTCCATGGTCGGTATCTCCGGGGGTGCGGTAGCGCGCCGCGTGTCGATGCCCGGAGACTAGGACCGGCTGGCAGGCCCCTTGAAGAAACGCAGGGCCGAATGTGTTGTGCTGACAACGCAGCGGGCTCTAGCTCCGCAGCGAGGGCAGCGGACGTACCGCAGCTGCTCCGCGCCGCAAGCACGGCTGGAGCGTGTCCGCATCGTCTCGCCGCACTGGCAACGGGGGCGGTCAGCCACGCATGGCACTCCTGAGCCGAAGGAGAGCTGCCACTGCACCCTCGACGGCCGTAGATCGCTTCACCAGCCCACACGCCGGGGCCGGCTCTTGGGCAGACAGCCACGCTTGGTACGACCGCATCGCCACGCCGGCCGTGGTCGACGGATAGGCGGGCACCAGCACCGGGCCCACGTCGTACAGGCCAGAGACCTCGCGGATCTGCCGGACGGCCCCGCCCTTTTCGTCGGTGACGAACTGCTCGCCGCGCGTGTCGACCGTGAACGCGAACGACGAGCCCCGCACGTCACGCCGCTGGATCAGCTCGAGCACGTCGGCTCGGCTTACGGGGGGCGTCACGACGTACCGCAGGCCCTTGTCATCGCTGGAGAGCTCCAGCGTGCCGCTCGATGCCCGGCCCAGCACAATGTTGCTGTCGTGATTGAACAGCGCCACCACGTCCTGGCGGCCCCGCTCGCGGCCGAGGATCCGGTCAAAGGCTCCCGGCAGGATCATCTCCCGAAAACCGCCCAGATCGAGCGACAGGCGGTTGTAGACCGCAGCGTAGCCAACGATGGCGGCACGCCCGTCAGCCCGCGTCTCGATCTGCAGGTCGTCGTCGGCCTCAACGGCCAAGTCGCGGCGTTCAATGTCCATGGTCATGCTCCGTTTTCGGTGTCTTCGGCCTGGTCCTCGGCGTCGTCGGCCGGCGATGACTCGACTTCTGCGACGGGCTGAACGGCAGGCTCGGGCATCGGCGGCGGTGCAGGGGGGCCGGCAATGGCCGCTTCGACCGTCTGCATGTTGAGCGGCACCAGCCGGAGCTTGCCGGCGTTTTCGGGCAGGGGCGTCATGCCGAGGTAGGCACGCGCCTCGTCGATGTCGTACACGCCGCGGTCGAGCATGGATGTGACGAACGCCGACTGCGCCGCCGAATCGCCACGCAGCAGACCGTTGACGTTGTGCTCAGCGAAGAAACGCTCGTCGTCTGCGATGAGGTCGCGGGAGATCGCGGCTTCCCAGCGTCGCAGGTGCGGCAGCAGGCAGTGCTGCACGAACTCCGTGCCCTGCACCTCGATGTTGGAAAAGGTGCTGCGGGTCAAGTCTTGGATCATGTGCGGGGGCATCCTGAACGCCCGGCAAATCTCGATGACTTGGTACTGCCGAGTCTCGAGATACTGCGCCGCTTCGTTGCTGCCGCTGAGTTCCTTGGCCTTCACGCCGTTGGGCAGTACCGCCGTGCGGAACGCCCGGTCGGCCCCGCGGTGCATCCGCTCCCATGAGTCTCGGAGGTTGGCCGCGGCCTCGGGCGGAATCGGGTTGTCGGATTCCAGCACCACGCCCGGCCGAGCACCGTTCCCGAAATACGACGAGCCGTGTTGCTCAAGGGCCCGTGCCAGGCCGATGGCATCGCGGCACACCGTCGTCGGCACAATGCCGTTGATGCCGTCGAGCGACAAGAACCGCAGGTGGAAAATCTGGTTCTGGAGATAGACCGTCTCCTTGCCGTAGCCGCCCGGCTCACGGTAGCGATACCGCAACGAGCCATCCTCGACACGCTCGACGACCATGTTGGCGGGGTGCAGCGGCCGCAACTCGGCCACAGCACCGACGCGGGAATTGCCGATGATCTCGGCAAACGACTGCCCGTAGAGCAGGTAAAGGGCGGTCATCTGCTCGCGGAACTCCATCGCTGTCTGCCAGCCGTTCGGCTGCGTGTGCAGGAGCCGGTAGAGCGGGTTTCGCTCGGCACGAACGCGGTCACTGCCCTGGCGTTCGAACACGTGCAGCGGCAGGCTGGCCACGCTCTCGGAGATGACACGGACGCACGCCAGGAACGCCGAGCACTGCATCGCCGTGTCTTGCGTGACGCGAACGCCGGCTGGAGTCTTGTTGTCGGGATACCAATCGATCCCGCGAAGGTCGATCATCCGCCAATCACGCGACTCGGAGACAGTGCTGGTGTCGGTGTGGCTCATAGGATGATCATGTCCCAGTTTTGTTCAGCGGGCCTGGCCGTGTTCGCCGCGTGCAACCCGAGGCCCATGACCAAGGCGACGATGCCGTCGATTCGCTCTGTGCTCTTGGCCTTGCTGGGCTTGATGTTCTGCTGGTGGTCGCTCTGCACGGCCACGTTGGATGCCATCCAGTCCATCACCGGGCTCTGGCAGCGGATGCGCTCGGACAGCACGAGGTTCTCAAACTGCTTGGCGGGGCTCGACATTGAGCCGTAGCCCTGCCCAAAACCTACGATTTGCAGGCCATCCCCTTGAAGTTGGCTGGCTAGCTGGGTGGCGTTCCAGCGGTCGATGGCGATCTGACGAATGTTGAACTTCTGCGACAGTTCGACGATGTCCCTGCGGATCACGTCGTAGTCGGTCACATTGCCATCGGTGGCACGAATGTGGCCGTTGCGAATCCACCCGAGGTAGTCAATCTTGTCTCTCGTTGCACGCTCGGCAGCGTTGGCCGATGGCACCCAGAAGTAGGGCATGACATCAAACGTGCCGTCTTCGTCCTGGCTGACCATGACAAACGCGGAAAGATCGTAGGTTGTGGCCAGATCGAGCCCGGCAAACCACTCCCTTTTCTCAAGGCCCGGCCTCAGCGGTTGCGAGCATTTCGCCCACGCTCCGGGCGAGATCCAGCGGACATCGGAGGTGGTCCAGACGTTGAGCCGGTACCGAAGGAACGAATTGAGCTTGGACGGGCTTGCCTCGGCCTCGCGGGCATCGGCCGCGAAAGACTCGACAGTGATCGTCTCGCCAAGGCTCGGGTTGGCCTGGTGCCAGACTCGCTCCTCCTTCCACGTGCCGTCAGATCCGCACTCAGCAGGTGCTGCGTAAATGCAGCCGAAGAACGCTGGATCGGTGGCCGGATCCGCGATGCAACGCTCGGCGTAGGCGTGCTGCTCCCAGCAAATGCTCTTGCGGTCGTATCCGGCCGTGGTGATCGACAACAGAAGCGGCTGCCGGCGAGCCGCACCGCCGTAGCGGAGGGCATCCCAAAGCCGCCGGTCGCGCTGCGCGTGGAGCTCGTCGAAAAGGAGGGCGTGGATGTTGAGCCCCTCGGCACGGAATGCATCGGCCGACAGCACCCGGTAGAACGAGTTGCTAGCCTTGTGAACGATGGTCTTGCGGCTGTCGATCACCTCGAGGTGCTTGGACAGGGCAGGGGATGCACGCACCATCGACGCTGCCTCTCGGTAGATGATGCCTGCTTGCTCGCGGTCGCAGGCGGCACCGTACACCTCGGCCCCTGGTTCGGAGTCGAACATCGTCATGTACAGGGCGATGCCAGCTAGGGTTGTCGACTTGCCCTGCTTCTTCGGCAGTTCGATGTAGCCAACGCGGTGCTGTCGCGTGCCGTCCGGGTTAATGCGGCCGAAAAGCTCACGCATCACGTGATGCTGCCAGGGCAGAAGAGTGAACGGCTTGCCAGCGTTCTGCCCCTTGCTGTGTCGCAGGATCTTTTCGAAGAACGCAACCACACGCTGGTACTTGGCCTCACCTTCTGGCGTGAGGTCAGGCACCGTGGAGCTTGAAGAACTCTTCGACTTCGTCGGTCGGCTTCGTCTCTTTGCCACCAATGCGTGCTCGTGAAGATGGGGTCAATCCAAACTCGCCCATTAGCGAGGCTTGGAGGCTCACTAATCCGCGGTACAACGGCCCGGCCGGGTTCGGTTTGATCACCCCGTTCTCGGCGTGGATCACAGGCCCGGATGCACGGAGCTCGAGCAAGGCCGCTTGCCCCGCAGCAAACACTTCACACAACGTGGCAAGCGCCTCGCCGTCCGAGACGGTCAGCGTGCCGAGGGCCTGGAGGATCGGCACGAACTCCTGCCACTTGTCGACGGCCACCGGCTCGGTCAGGAGTCGCGCCGGCATCTGCGGAACACCCGGCGGCGACGGCAAGTCCGGGCGAATCTTGCGTTTGCCCTTGTTGCCGAGCAGTTTTTTGACGGCGGCTGGCTGCTTAGGTCGGCCGGTACGCGGCATTGGCAACTCCTTGCGGACTTCTGCGGACGCACACGCCCACA